TAATTAAAGCCGTTGAGCTACTTAACCCCGTACTTTTTAAAATACAATTCTCTGAACTCCCCCCAATTATTACAGTATTTACACCACATACTAATCTGTCTCCTAATAAATCTACTATTGTTGTTATAAAATAAGTAACATTATCATTTAAAGTTATAACACCACTAATTGCAGTTGGTAAATCTATTTTAGAATTTACAAAAATAAAAGATTGATTTAATAAAGTATAATCATTCCATTTACTAGCGTTTTCAAAAGTATATGGAGTTACAAATTTATCTGTATTTGTTCCTGTATTAACCTCACTCAATGTAGCATTGTATGGGGTTATTAAATACTCCCAATCTGTACCATTTGAGTAATACATACCGTTAGGGTAATAAGTACCACCTAATGAACCCGGCAACCATTTAGTTCCTTGTTCATCACTTACCCAGTAAAACTCTGTTGAATGACTTGTTGCACTTGGTAAAGCACTATAATTTGCTACTACTGAAATTGTAGTACCAGCACCGCTACCGCCCGATGCCGAATTAAAACCCGAATTTGAGAAGGCGAAAGTTTCCCAACTGTTTTGTGTGTACGCTGTTCCATTTTCATCCGTTAAATCAGCTAAAGCGTATAGTTCGCTTCCACCTTTCATATTGATTAAATAGTTAGTGTCAGAAATCAATCTTTTCGCCACTCTTACATTGATCTTGTGATCTTCTTTGAAAGTACCATCTTCACGTTCAATAATGAAGTAATTTCCCTTTGCGTAAACTTTTACAGCCATTTTTATATATTTTTATATAAAATTACTAAAAACTTTCCGAATAAAACGAACGTGCCATTGTAGATATTCCATGAACTGAATCGGGAGCATCATCATTTTTGCTTGAACCGTCCATTAAGTAGGTTGTAAAGTGTCTAAAAAACTTATGATAATCTGAACCAACAACACTATTATTTAAAAATACTACATTATCTTTTATCCACCCACTTAATTGAAATATACGAGCTTGTTTATTCTGCGAACTATGTACGTTTAAAAGTTGAGTGTTATTTACATAAGGTTCTAATAATGTTGAATATGTCGCACCTACTCCGTTTGATTCAATACGACAAAACTCAGGATTATATTTATTTAAAATTTGTGCTGTTAATTGTGTGTTGGCTTGTAATCCTAAATCAGTGTAAACCACGTCAATAATATAAAGTTTTTTATCTATTATTCCACCAATAATACAACAATGGTAATCACCATTTTTAGACGTTGAAACATCAATATAAGATAAATAATGTTCTACTTTAGATAGATCAATATGATCAGTTAATTGTAAAGTATCTTTAGCGAATAAAACACCTTCATAGCTATCTAACCAACCACCTATTATCTCATTTTGATATTTAACAGGATTATTGTTTTTTATCTTTTCAACTTCTTCTAAAAATGAATCTGATAAATTATCTATATTATCTAAATAGCTTGTATGAATATAACAAGTATCACCTTTAATACCGTTGAACCCTTCCTGAACTTCATTATCTTCAAAGAATCTTCTATAAATCCAATGTTCTTTTAAAGTTGGATTAAGAATTAATATAACAATATTTTGCTTCTCTGTGTGCCTAATTGATAGGTTAATCTTATCGAATACCTTTTCATCATGCAATTCCTCCGCTTCGTCTAATATCCAACAGTTAACACCTGATAAAGACTTTAGATTTGCTGTTTGCTGTCCTGAACTTGTTTTGATACCACGAAATAATATTTCACCACCGAATGAGGAAACGATCTCGGATTTAGTAACTTTAAATTTATCTTCAATCTCTAATAGTTCCATTTTTTCCACGAACTCAGGAATAATAGAAATATGAGCCGAAGTCATTGTATAACGAGTAAACAGAATTTTACTAGTCGATGCTAATATCTTTAAGTTAGCCCAAATAGTAGCTGTAAAACTTTTTGAACTTCCACGACCTCCAGTAATGATATAGTACCTTACCTCTTTAGGATTCTCAAATAAATGTTGATACTTATCATTTATCTTTATCATTCTTAGTCTTTACAAATTCGATCGGCTTGTATTCAATGTTTGTTACTGTTGAATTTACTTCTGTTTGTTGTTGAGGCATTCCATAAGTTGAATCCATAAGTAATTTATAAGCATTTGAATCACCATCTTTAGCCTTTTCAATTTGCTTTAAAGTTATAATATCTTCTTGAGTTAAATTCTCAATTTTATTAGTAAGAGGATTGTTTTCATTCATAGTCAACTCTAACCACTTTCTAGCAATAGTTGAACGATTAGGGACACCTTTTGGATAACCTTTTGGGTTTCCACTAACTCCCTTTTTGAATGGTTTTAAATTATCTTCTTTAGCCATTTTTTCACTGCTATTTCTCTGTTATTACAATATTAATGTTAATTGTTTATTAAACATAGCTTCGACAACTGTTTTACAGCCAAATCTGTTAATAGCTAAGTATATAAAAAACGGTTCTTTTCTAACTCTATAATCCGATTTAACCACTGGTAAAGGATCAATAAGAATACCATCTACAAACGTGGCTTTTATATCTCTAACTCTGCAGTATGTCTCTAGTTTCTCGTGTGTCATTATTCAATTATAACAAATTCGTTCATAAATATAGTAATATTTTTCACAACTATAATTTTCGAAGACAATAAATTCTACCCACTCAAATAATTCAGCTGTCATTTATAGGTTTTGAAATTTGAATGCTCTCTTACAATGTAGATAACAAACTCATGCATAAACACGCTGTTTTTTTCGTGCTTATACCATTCGTTTGTCGTTTTATGAAGGTCAGCAATCCGTCCATATTTTGTTATTACATTCCTTTTATTTGGAAGGTCTAGTATAGGCTGTATTAACATAACTTACATTTTTAATCCTACAATGTAACCTAGCTTTTCTAACTCATCTATTGCGTTCTGAACATCAAACCTTTCGCAACTAGCTTTAAGTTCGTTATATCTACCTAATAATTTAAAATAGGTATCTTTTTGTTCCTTAAGTTTCTCAATATATAGTGAAGCGTCAAATAATTCCTCCTGTAGATGAGTTAAAAAATCATCAGTATTGTTTTCGGCTAATGTCGTTCCATATTTCTTAATACCAATTTCGGAACGTTGCTTAAATTTATCAGTAACTTTTTTAACGATTGGGTCTTCTTTATGTTCGTTGTTTGATATGTTAAATGCTTTTGTACTCCAATTTGAATATGTCCCAACTGGTGTACAACTATTACCTACTAATACTCTTCCTATAAAATCTTTATCATTCAATTCCTCAACTTGTATGATTAAATCACTTGAGCAATGTTCTGCTATAATATTTTTCATAACTATCTATGTTTTTCCATTATTTTAAATAAATCTGAACTACCTAAGCAATAAGAATTTTTACTCATTTTAATCAATTCTTCTTTTGCTTTCTCATCTAGTTTATGCCTTTCAATAAAACTATCAATTTGTTCTAGAATAGTTTTATGCGTTGTTTCCTTTAGTTTTTTCATACAAATATATCTTAATCATGTGTTCTATCGGATGACAAATGTGTTTTTCTCCATTTTCTCTGAACCAAAGAAAGAAGTCTAGTAATTCCTTTTCCATTAATCTAAATAATTAGAATTAGTATAAATTGTTTTTCCTTCTTTATATTCTCTTTCTCCAAAACTTATTCCTTCTACTCTATCATAAATTTCAATCCAATCATTGCAAATATTAATAGTAGATATAGCATCTATTGCTTCTTTTGCTGTGTTATAAGTCCCAAATAAATCACTCATTCCACCTTCAGGATAATATTGACCGCAAGAGAATAATAAAAATCTCTTATGATTAAATGTTTGTATTGTATTTTCCATCTTAATCTTTTATAAAATTTCCATTTTCGGTACGTCCCGTTCTATTTTTTATCTCATCGTAAGCACTTTCTAAACACTTATCGAAGTCATGCCCTAATTGATTAGCTAAAATGATTAATACCACCGCACAATCTCCAATTGCATCTATTTGTTCGTAAGGATCCTTATTCAAAATTGATAATAAAAGTTCATTACTTTCCTCCTGTAGCTTACTGTATTGCTTTAAAGCGTTTTCATTATGTAGCAAATTCCTTTCTGCTCCCCATTCTAGTACTTTCTCTTTAATATTTTTCATAATCTATTTAATTTTTCGTGACAAATATACTTAATTTTTTGTTTCTACAATATCAAAAGAAATATATTCTTTCCCTTTCTCAACATTAAATTTTTTAGCTTCAATTTGATATATCTCTCTATCATTAAAATCATACTTAACTGTTAAGCAATCTTGAAATACTTTAATACAGTTATCTAA